TCAACATCCGGTCCCTTCGACCACGCGGCCAGTCGATCAACTCCCCAATGGCACGGATGTACGTTCTCGTCTTCTTTAGGCATTTCAGGGAGAAAAGCACAAACCGCTTACTTTGTCTTGCCTTTTTACGCTTTTCACGTAAAAACTCACCCGTGCCTCGCAAATACGAACTCGACTGGCCTGACGAATTTGATGATCTGAACATCGAATTGAAGTGCTTCCGATATGGGCACAAGGAGGAAGAAGGCGGACTTGGAAAGGCAGGGCATTTCTGGCGGATCGTCGAGTTGCTGTGGGGGAAGAAAAACAAGCGGAAGCATTTCCAGATCCATCCGTGGGCCGAGACGATGATCGCGCAGGCGTGCCAATGGCAATACCTCGGAATCGCGGGGCCAGGAAACGTGGGCAAGTCGGATTGCATGGCACTATGGGCAATCGTGAACTGGCTTTGCGACCCAGTGAACACGATGGTCATCGTCACGTCCACCACGCTGACAGCCTCACGGAAGCGCATCTGGGGCAGTATCGTGGACTACTACAACTCCGTGCCGGACATGCCGGGCAAGCTGGTGGACAGCCTCGGCATCGTGCGGACGAGGATGCCGGGAAACGAGGCGAAGATGTCCGATAAATCCGGCATCTCGCTGGTGGCCGGCGAAGCTGCGCACGAAAAGGAGAGCATGGACAAGCTGGACGGCTGCCACAACAAGCGCGTCATTATGATCGCGGACGAGCTTCCGAAGCTGTCTCCGGGGCTTGTGAAGTTCGCGACGGGCAACCTTTCCAAGAACGAGTGGTTCCAGTTCATCGGCATCGGAAACCCGAAGTCGAAATACGATCCACACGGAATGCTTTGCACGCCGAAAAACGGATGGGGTGAAATCTCGGACAAGGATTACGAGTGGAAAACGCAGCTTGGCTACTGCATCCGTTTCGACTCGGAGCTTTCGCCGAACATCCTCGCTGGCGAAGTGCTGTATCCGTTCCTGCCGAAGATCGAGGACGTGGCGATGAGCAAGCACCAGAACGGCGAGGACTCGCTTGTGCATTGGAGTCAATGCCGCGGGTTCTGGCCGCCCGAAGGCAGCGACCCGGAGTGCATCTTGTCTGAGGCGGACTTGGTGCAGGGCGACGTGATGGCGACCACTGTGGAGTGGGCCGGATCACCGAATCCATGCGCCTCGATTGACCCGGCACGCAGTAGCGGTGGAGACGCCTGCAAAATGACGCTCGGACTGCTCGGCAATACGCTGTCAGGAAGTCGCGTCTTGCTGGTCACGAAAAGCGTCCAACTCAACGACAGCAAGGGCGACCCTCGGCCATACAACTTCCAGATCGCCGCGCAGTTCGTAGCCATCTGCCGCGAGCACGGCATCACGCCGGAGAACATGGCATACGACTCCACCGGGCCAGCGGGCGAGATCGGACCCATCATTTCCAACATGGTGGGGAACTCCGTTCTTCATGCGGTGGACTTCAACGGCAGAGCGTCAGACTTGACGCACGGGATCGACTCAAAGCCGTGCAACGAGCTTTACGCCGACAGGGTTTCGGAGCTTTGGCTGGTCATCAAGGACTACATCCGCAGCGGTCAAATCAAAGGGCTGACCACTGAGATTATTGACGACCTGTTGGCGCGCAGGGAAGTGCTGCGCAAGCAGGGACTCAACGGCACCAAGCGGGCGGTGGAGAGCAAGAAGGTCATGCGTAAGCGAATCAGGCGAAGCCCGGACGCAGGAGATTCGCTGGCGATCCTGCTCGACCTTTGCCGGAAGCGATTCCGGTTTCGCTCCGAAGTTGCGGTCGCGCAGAATGTCACGAGCGCCGAGAACTGGCGGAAGCTGCGCGATCACGCCATCCGATCCGACAGGATGGCTTTGCCGATGAACCTTGAGGACATCGGGCAAGGCGACGGCGCTGAGTCGTCTGGCGGTTGGGAGCCGGAAGTCGAAGTGGAGATTGACTACGGATTCGGACAATAATGCTGATCGTCTTTCCATTCTCCAAGAACGACATCCACCTCGCCGTGCCGCTGATGGAGTGGATTCGCAAGCTCGGACCTTACCCGAGGCACGACCTGTTGCTGGCGTACTCCGAAGAACTCTCGCCACTCCAACGCGAGACAGTGGCGATGAATGCTCGCAAATGCGGCTGGCGTACGCCGCCGGTCGCCATCAACGCCCTCATCACGCATCAATCATGGCCCACCGCACCGAACGACATCTTCCGTCAGTGCGTCGTCGCAGCCGAAACAATGGGGCGACCGTGGATGTTCGTGGAGCCAGACTGCACGCCGATTCGCCGCGGATGGGCGGACATGATCGCCGACGCCTACAACGAGAATCCAGCAGTGCCGTTCATGGGTGTGATTGACGACACCTACGTTGATCTCGGTGGCAACACGCTGCACAAAATCGGCGAGCACATGTGCGGCTGCGCGGTGTATCCGCCCGCGCTGCGAGCTTACACGATGGCGCATCTTACATGCCTGGACGCATTCGATCTCGCCATCGCGAAGGACATTCGACCACACGCCAGAAGCTGCCCGCTCATGCAGGATAATTGGAGCACGGCGAACTACCGATGGGAAGGCGACCGCATCGAGTGCGATCCGGCGACGCTCCGCGTGGCGCTGTCTGGACGGTCAATGACGCGCCCCGTGCGACCGGAAGCGGTGTTTCTTCATGGCTGCAAGGACGGAAGCCTCGTGCGCCTGCTTTCAGCGGAAACGAAAAAACGCGAGATTCCAGCGGAAATAATGCAGATTTCTGAGGAAAATGATGGACATGCGTGGGTTTTTACGCCAAAAGCGGAAAAACCCAATCCGTGCCGAAAGTTTCGGCGCGGCAGGCGAGCCAAGCGCCGCAGAGGCTACCAAATCGCCGCACACCCTAAATCCACATGAGCAACGAGATCACGCAAGGCACCCCAAACGAGTTGGCTCCATTCCCGATGAAGGGCAAGCCGCCGGGTGCGAGGCTCAAGGATGCCGCCGCGCTCCAGAGTATTTACTGGCGGATGTTGCAGGACGATTCGCTCTCAGCCATGCAGCGGTATGGCATCCGCCAACAGATCAACGGCGCAGCCCCTTACGCGACCTCGACGAAGAAAAGGGCCGCGACATTCGGCGGAAGTAATCTGAACTTCGGTTCCGCGAAGTCCCGCATCGTCCGCTCCACTACGGTCTATAACGACATGCTGGACACCCTCAAGGCGTTCATCGCGGCTGAGATTCCGATCAACCTTTACGACGACACGACACGCCAGAACGCGGAGGACACTGTGGCCGAGGAGTGGACGGTGATGATCCGCGACTGGAATGACTTCGACCCGCGATTTCAACTGCTGGCAAAGGAGTTCATCGAACACGGCGTCAGTCTGGCGCATTTCCCGAAGGATTTCGACTGGCGGTTCGACGCTGCCGGCCTCGACAACTTCCTGATTCCTCGCGACACCCGAAACTCCGAGGAGTTCGTGGACATCCTTTTGCAGACGAAAGACGAGATCCCGAGCGCGCTCTATCAGATGATCGAGAACGAGAAAGCCGCCGAGGAAACTGGCTGGAATGTGGATGCGGTAAAGAGGGCGCTGGTTCGCGCCACGGCTTTTGCCGGAAAGCGGCTGCCGAACAGGTGGGGGCCAGAGTGGGGTAAGCTCAGTCAGATGATCAAGGGGAACGATCTGCAAAGCAGCTACTCCACAAATGCGAGGGTGTATCTGGTTCACGGCTGGATACGAGAATTTGACGGCAGTTTCTCGCACTACATTGCCGAGCGCGACCCGGCTGGATCTCGCGACGGCGTGGACAACAGCGCGGATTTCCTCTACAAGAAAGTCTCGCGGTTCCCTCCTGAATCGAACTGCTTCACGATCTTCTGCCTCAACGTCGGCGACGGCTACTACCACAGCATCCGAGGACAGGGGTACGACCAGTTCCCGTTCGTTCAAACCGAGAACAAGATGCTGAATGATCTGGTGAACCAGTTCCGTCTCGGAACCACCACGATGCTGAAAAAGTCGAACACAAACGCACTCGACGAATCTCCCATCGTAATCAGTAACGGCATGGCGATCATCTCGCCGGAAGTGGACTACGTAGAGCAGGGCATTCAGGATCACACCCGCACCACGATGCCGGTAATGAACTTCCTTGGTAACAAGCTCGATGCTGTCAGCCCCACAATCGGCGCGGGGAGCGCCAATCCCGGCAGTCCGGTGATGACGAAATACCAGCTTCAAGCAGAGCAGAACACAGGCTCGGCTTTGAACACATCATCGGTGAATATGTTCAACCGTTCGTGGAAGCGGCTACTTCGCGAAATGTTCCGCAGGACGCAGGAGATCATCAAGAACGAACGATACGACGACTTCCCGGAAGTGGAACAGTTCGTGATCCGGTGCGAACGGCGCGGCATCACGACGGAAATGATCATGGCGGTGGAGCGCGTCAACGAAGTGCGGGCCATCGGCGCGGGTTCACCTGGCGCACAGCAGGCCACAATGGATCGGATGACGCAGCTCATGCCGACGTTTGACGAGCGCGGGCGCGCGATGTTCCTGCACGACAGCGTGACGCTTCTGGTCGGCAACCGCAGGGCGCAACGCTACATGCCGCTGCAAGACAAACCGCGCCCCGTGCTCGACCAGGGCTTCGCGCAGATGGAGAACGCGCTCATGTTTGGCGGCGGAAACATTGACCCGCTGGACGGCCAGAACCACACCATTCACGCGATGGTTCACATGGGCGGAAACGACCCCGGCCCGGACATTGCATCCGCGATCAAGACGCTGGAGGACTGGCGCAACAACGGCGAGCAGGGCGACATCACCGAGCTTCAACCGCAGATTGCGTTTCTTGCGCTACTGATTCCGCACACTGAACGGCACGTTCAGGCGATGGCGTCAGACCCGACACGCGCGGAACTCGCAGCCAGCTACCGGAAGGCGCTCAGTGATTATTCCGCCATGTGGATGACCTACGTGCGCCAACTCCAGAAAGCACTCGACGAGCGCGCATCGGAAGCCGCGCAACAGGAACAGCCCGATCCGGTGGAACAGGCGAAGATCGCGAAGATGCAGGCTGAAATGGAAATGAGCGTGCGCAAATTCCAGACCGAGCAACAACTGAAGGTCGCGGACGTTCAGACCAAGATGGAGATTCGCAAGCGCGAAAGCGACGTGAAGATGTCCATCGCCATCAACAAGGCCAACGCCGACAGGCTGGCAAAGATGGCGGTCGGCGAACCGATGGCCGCTGAACTACCTCCCGCAAGCCGTAGCGACTTCGTGACCAACCGGACGGCACGCACGCCAAACGTCTGATCCTTAAAACCCT